AAGAACCTTCATAATAAATAACTAGTAATTTTGAAGTTCCTATTGCTGCATATCTTTTACCATCTAATGCCGTCCACGTATGCTGGTCGCGCGCGGGACCTGCTAAGGTGCTAGCAACGAGTTGCTGGAATCCACCTATCTTTTGTGGTTCACCATACCTAAATCTAATATTATCACCATCAATCCATTGCCCTTCGGCTCCGGTTGCAGTTTGTTGTTTATTAAATCCTGGCTTAAATTGTATCTTCTGTAAAGGCATAAGTATCCTTTATATACTAAAAAAAGAAGAATTATACTATTTTTTAAACCAAGCGGGAAGTCCTAAATGAGGCCTACGATCGTATATATTTTCTTTAGACCCTTTAGTTTCTATATTATTGTAATGTAAAAACACTTGACCACAATCATCAAAAGATAATTTATCTCTCCAATGTTCTAATTCATTTCCACGGTATACTAACATATCACCAGGTTCTAACATTACTTTAACACCTTTAGATTTTGATGGTTTATATTTACCAGTTTTTTCATCTACACCACCTTGTTCTGCATCTGGTTCTAAATATATTGGCCAACAACCACCACCTAAATGCATAGTTGTAGAAATCTCACATGAAAATCTATCTTTGTGTTTATGTAATACATCTCCTTTTTTATAAATCCTAGCATAAGAATAATTTGGGTTTAATTTAAGAGATGTATGTTTTTCCATTACTGGAAGTAATTTGACAAGTAATGTTTCCATTACAATGTCAGAATAATGTGAATATGTTTCTGGAACTTGTTGATCGTTCCATACACCAAAGTATTCAGTAAATTGTGAAATATATTTATTATCAAACATCGTGCGCGCGACCTGTTTCTTCATCATGAAATAATCATAACAAAACTTTGCAAGATCTTCTGATATTGCTTCTTTAATAATTACGTACTTATCTTTTTTAAAACTCATTTTTTCTCCTTTACTGTATTTCTAACGGTATCTGTTATCATTTTTCTTACAGCTTGTAAATTGAAATGTAGAATAAACTAAAGAAGTTAACTGATCTGTTTTTGCCATTATCTAAAGGGGTATCCAAGATTCCATATAACCAATGAATATCTAGTTCCTTTTGTAACGGGTTTCACTCTATGCCAAACGTGTGATGGAAAAACTACAATAGAACCACGTGGTGCAATTTCAGCACATTTTTTAATGTTTGGTTTATCTGGATTCATGTTTCTAAAATCAAATTCTAATTCTCCACCTTTATAATCTTTTGGATCTGATAAAGAACATGTAACAGATAATTTTCTAATTTTACCAAATGAATCTTTATTATCTTGGTTTGCATAAGGAGCGTCCCAAGAATCACAATGCCAATCATAAAATTGATTTAATTTATATTTTGTAAATTGACAACTTTCTGAAAAATCCCAATTAAAATTCCATCCTGCTAATTGATTTGCTTGATGAATATATGGTTGAATTTCTTTATAAATCCAACGATCATTTAACCATACAATATTTGAATCTCTTTTCTTTTTTAAATCTACTATATCTTCATCATCAAGTGGTTTACCTTCATTAATTTTAGTTGTTTGACCACCAGTAAGAGCTAATTGTTCTTGTTGTGAGGTACCATATTTAATTAATTCATCACAAAATCTAGGTGTGAGTGCACTTTGAAAATAGTAGTAATAATTCTGTAAATTCATTCTAATGACTATATATTAATTTCTATAGTATTTGTAAAGGTCGAATATTGTTTAATTTAATTTCCAGTAGCAATCCAAGATGAAGTTTCAGGTGACCAAACGAATGAATTATTTTGATCATCTTTACCAAGCCATCTTTGCCCAGCTTCATACCAAGAAATAAAGTAAGGTACATTATCTCCATAAGTTGTAATTGTTGGATATGCAACTGGAGCTTGCCAGTCATCATTAGCGTCTAGCGACCAAGATGCGGCTGGTTGCGGTGATATGAATTTATTTTTTGTAAAATCAAATGTATAACCAATTCCAGCATATTGTTTTCTAAAATTATTATTATAAGAAGTTTGAACCCATTTTACACCATTTTCTGAAAATGGAGTATATGTTCCAAAATAATTAGCAGCTTCTTCAGATAGTTCTCCTCCGTGAGTAGCAATATCTTGATTACAAGCTGTTAATACTCTTATAACTTTATTATTTATATCTAGTTCTGCGTAATGTGCCATATTTTTTAATTCCTAACTAACAGTAAGTGTTCCAGGCACCGTAAAATTAGCTATTTTCCATCCTCCAGCTGGTGCCGGTAATGTTGTAACTGTGTTTGTTCCTGGTGCTGCAGATAAATTTGATGATCCTGGAGCTCTTATAATAACAATACCTGATCCTCCTGCTCCTCCATTTCCAGCACTAATTGCACCTGAACTTCCACCTCCACCACCTGTGTTGGGTGTTCCTGCTACTCCTGTTCCTCCAGAAGGATTTCCTCCTGCTCCGCCTCCACCTGGTCCTCCTGCTCCAACTGTTCCGGCATAAACTGAACCACCACCTCCACCTGCATAGATAGAAGTTGGCGCAGGATTTCCTGCAATTAAATTTTCTAAACCTGCTCCACCTGGTCCAGCCGGATCATCCCCTGTAGGATAACCACCACTGCCTGGTCCATTTCCTCCAACTGCTCCTGCTCCACCTCCTCCTGCAGAAGCTCTACTTGCTCCAGGAGTGCCTCCTCCATTATTTCCTTGTGAAGGACTAACTGGTGGAGTATTTCCTGATCCAAATGATGAAGGTCCATAACCACCTCCTCCACCTGATCCTCCTGGAAAACCATTGGTATCAGTACCTGGATTATTTCCACCACCTCCTCCACCTGTTGAAGTGATTGTTGAAAATATTGAAGGATTACCATTTCCTCCTCTCTGACCAACACCAAGAGGCGGAGTAGATCCTATTCCACCCGTTCCACCACCTCCGACTGTAACTGGAACTGTTCCTGATATTGATAATTTTGTACCTCCTGGAAATGATGTTCTATACCCACCTGCTCCACCACCTCCAGCACCACCTGATCCAGACGCTCCACCACCTCCTCCACCACCTGCTACTACTAAATAATCTACATCAATTATTCTTTTAATACCTGCTGTAAATCCAAATCCTTTTGCTGATCCAGCTCCGCGTGTTGAGTTTAAAGGCATTCTTTCTTCTCCTTATTTAAATTGTGTTTGTGCTGCTAATACTGTGTATGTTGATGCTGCTGTTTTAAGAGCTGTGTAAGTGTAGACATCGTTAGATGAAGCGTTTCCAACTGTTGGAGCTGCACCACCTTGCCAAACGACTGTAACGTTTGTTGATGTTCCATCAACTAAAACAGATGTGTTGTAATATGTTGTGTTGCCTTGTTTTGTGATTAATGCAACTGTTGCAGATTCACCGGTATTTAAAGCCGCGTTTAATGCAGTTGAAGCATTTCCTCTTAAATTAACTGTAAAGTTTGCACCTAAGTTAACGTTTTGAAAATATACAGCTTGAGTAAGTGTATCATATGTAAATGACGTTATGAAAGTTGTAGAAATTGTTGCACCTTCAAACATACCAAATACTTTTGATTCACCATTTAATGTAATTCTTCCAAGATCACCTTTTGGTGTTAATGTTAATCCAACATTTGTATCTCCACCTGTTGCAGAGATTACCGGAGAATTTCCAGCTGCAGCATTTGCTATTGTAATTTCATTTGTAGCTGATGCAGTTGTTGAAAATTTAATTTGTTCATTAGCATTTTCATCTATGATTCCGTATGTAGAATCAATAATAATATTTTTTGCATTTGTATCTAAGTTTGCAGATAGTGTTGGAGAAGCATCATTAGATAAATTTCCAATGTTAGAATCTACAACATCAGTTCCATTTAAATATAAAAGTTTTGTTCCTTTATCTGTCGCAGAGAAAGTAACTCCTGTTTGACCTTCAATTTTTACTGTAACAGTAAAAGCACCTACTGTGCTATTTCTAATTATGTAAACTTTATTTTTAACGCCTGATGCAGTAGTTATAGTTACAGTTCTATTTCCTGTAATTGTTCCTGTTAATTCTAAAACAGCGTTTTTACCGTTTGATGTTAAACCATTTGAAAAAGTTAAATCTGTGTTTCCAACACCACCTGCAATAGATATACCAGAATAACCAGCAATTGCTTGTTGAAGAATAACTAAATTTGTATTTGTAATATCACCCCATGTACCAGCGTTTTCGCCAGTTACTTGTATCTCTAGTTTGAGGTCTGTAGAATAACTTGATGCCATAATTTTAATTCCTTATGTTATATATTATTTAATTTATGCGGCTGTGTCAATCTCTGTCCAAGTTGCATCAGTTCCGGTACTAATTTCAGTCCAGATTTGATTATTTATACTATTTAACGCTATAGTCAATCCATTTCCTGTAACAGGAATAACAGAAGTAGTACCTGCAAATACTGCACCTACTGATGTATTTAAACCTATTCCAGTAACACTTGCAATAGTGTTAGCATCACCAATTGCAGTTCCTTGAGCTATATTTATTTGTTGACCCGTTAATGTAACATTACCTGTTCCAATAACTACTGTTCCAATAGCTAAACCAATAGTTATTCCAATACCAGTAACTGTAGCATCAGGACTTGGATCTACTTCACCTTCTGCAACATTTAATTGTTGTCCTGTTAAATCTACATTTGCGTTAGCTAATGGAGTTACACTATTTAATGTTAAATTTAATTGTTGTCCTGTAACAGATATGTTAGCATCTCCAATTGAAGTTACACTATTTAATGTTAAATTTATTTGTTGACCAGTAATAGATACATCTGGATTTGGATCTACTTCTCCCTCTGCAATATTTAATTGATTTCCAGTTAAATCAATATTTGCATTAGCTAATAAAGTTACACTGTTTAATGATAAATTTAATTGTTGACCTGTAACTTGAATTACAAATGCTTGTGATCCCCAAACATTTTCTCCCCAAGCAAATCTTCCCCAACCTTGATTTACTTCTGCTGTAACACTTTCATTACCTAATGAAATACCAATATTATTAAATTGGCCACCCCAATTATTTGCACCAAAATTTCCTGAATTCCACGCAATAGGAGAGTCTACTACACTTGTAACTTGTACAATTTCATCTCCTTGAAGTCCCCATTTTCCAAAACCCCAACTTTGTATTCCCCAACCAGCCATAATAGGTGTCTCCTATTATGCGTTGCCGATTCTTAGAATAGCCGCTGATGTTGTGTCTGCTGG